CCGCCTCTTTTTGCTCCAGCTCGGAGGCATTGGCATAACGAAGGTGATGTGCGCACCGGACTCGGGAAGGTAGATTTTTCGTAGGCGAGCTTCATCGCAGAACGCCCGATAGCGCATGACAGCTGGTCGTGTTTTCCATTTGTCGGCGCGGGTCATGCGGGGTTTGCCGATCGGGGTGACATCGTAAATTTTCATGCTGGCACCACCAGCCCAAGGCGGGCGATCTGGATAACGGTCAAAACGATGGCGCGGTCCATAAGCTGGCGACGTTCGTCGCGCGATAGCTTGCTCCCGTTGTCGATGCTGTCGTGGCAGCAAACGCAGATCGCCGCCGTGGCGCAATCGTCGGTTTTTATCCCCATACCTTTTGACTCGTTTCGATGGGCAACCTGAGTTCCCCAGACACCACACAGCACGCACTGCTCTATCTGCCCAACAGCAGCGAGCCATTTTTTGCTGCGGTAGGTTCTCTGATTGGAGTTATTTCGCATTGCTTTCCCCCCAACGCTTCGCCCACTCGATTTCATTGCGGGATTGTTCGCTGAAGGTGACGCCCTGCTTGGTGCCGAACCAGTAAATCGTCTCGATGACTTCGACCATCTGGGGAATGGTCATTTTGCTGGTGCGCTGGCCGAACATAACGACACCGCCATCGAGGCCAGGGGCCATTCGCTGTTCCTGCTTTTTGGTCTTCGCCACCAGCGCGGTGATGAGGTCTTTCCAGTCGTCGGAATCGTATTTATTACCGAACCAGAGAACCTGGTCGGAGAGGTCTTTCAGGAGCGGCCACATCTTGCGGTTTTGAATAGCGGTACGCGTCGACTCTTTGACGTCGAGAATCAGCGGGCGCTTGCTGTCGACCGGCAACTGACGAATGTAATTGATAGCGTTCTGCTTAACGCTTTCGTTAACGAGGTGGAATTGTTGGCTCACGCGTCACCCCCGAAGAGGTTAAGCGACAGATACGACAAATCGCTGACGTCGGATAACGTCAGGCGATTGTGTTTAAGCTGGTGGTGCAGCGCCATGGTGTTCTCCGTGGCGCAGATGGTCGTCAGTTTCTCAGGCTGACACGAATATTATGGCTGGGCATGCAGGCAAAAGCAATTTGGCAGCAAAGAAAAAAGCCTCCGAAGAGGCTTGTATGTCATTGATTACATTGTGACATGTCACACCGCTAATTTGGTTTCATGCCAGCCGCGCGTAACCCAGCATTGCGAATCACCGTCGCAAGGACACGACTCAACCGGCAGCGCATCGCCACATTTCCCGCAACGGTTCGCACTGATGGCTTTGATGCGTCCGCGCACCCGGGCATCATCCTGGCGGATCAGCATCGCGACGTATTCGCTCATTTCATAAGGCGCTCGCCCCGGGCGGCGGGCGGCACAATTACGCTCCAGCATATCCAGTTCCTGCGCATCAAGTATGAGCTCAAATTTACGCCCACCAGCTGCGGCTTGCCGGGCGCGCTGCGCGGCTTTGCGTTCAGCAGCAGATTTAGCCATTGCTATCACCCGGCTTTGGTGCTGCGGCTATCATCGCTGCCCAGCACAGTTTCGCCCGGTGCGCAGCCTGCTGGCATCCACTCATAGCCTGATATTCCTCCCATACAGCCGGATCGCTGAAGCTTTCATCTGGTTCAGACTCGAAACCTTCGACGATCATGTTTTCTGTTGGCTCAACCGGCACCATCACCCAACCATCCGGAATAACCGGAGAGTCGCCAGCGATCATAATGGTGGGTTCACCGGAATGGTTTAATTCTTCAATCGCCGCCTTCAGCTTTTCTGCATCACCCGGCAAGAGATTACCGTCGATAAACATTACCGGTCGAACCATGTCGAGATCACCCTCGGAATGGTCCGTTAGCGCTTCCTGAAAGCGTTCAAGCTCCACGTACTCCTGGCATGACCAACCGCCATCAATGAAATCACGAGCTTCAACAGCGTCGAAAGTGAACGATGTTTCACCACCAGTTGGTGAGGTTAAGCCGTACAGGTCTGCTACCGGCTTAAATTGCGTGACTGGTATGGTACCTTCATTGGTGAGGGTACCATCTGCACCCTGAAGCATGGCGGCGCGGCTACCATTGACCATCTTCACACCCAGGCGGATATCATCAAGCTCAAGGTCGCCCTTAATTTCCGCATGCCGGAAAGCGATCGACAGGAACTCCAGGCACTGCTCGTTTGTCCATTCAGGAACAGATACCGGCGCTGGCGGGGCGGAGCGATACAGAAGCACATCACCCATTTCTTTTCTGGATGCCGGCCATACGTCTGCATCAGCGCCAGATTTGAGATAATCAAGATTGGACTGGTCGATGACGCACACAGCCTCCGCTTCGAGCGATGCCAGCGCGATACGCGCCAGCTCCAGTTCTTCTTCAAGCTCTGCGCGTGAATCAGCGAAAGCAGTCTGTGTGACGGCAAACTCCAGACTTTTAACCTTTTCGCGCGCACGTTCGTGTAACTGCTCTCTGGTAATAGTGCTCATGGGTTAGTCCTCAATATCCAGAGTACGCGCGGAGTGATGCTATTCTCGCGGTGATATCATTGATGATTTCCTGCACCACCACTGCGTGCTCATGCTCATCACGCAAGACGTCAAGGGCGCAGTCTATTTCACGGAGCATATCCTGCTGCCATTCAATATCTTCTGATTCCGGTATTTCGTATTTCATGCTCGCTCTCCTTTACCGGCTGCGGCGGCGCGTTCCGCGTCCCACTTCTGCATGTATTCTTCGATATCACTCCATTCCTCACCTGAACTAGCCAACGCATCAATTACTGACTGGCGGTCACTGTGCTGTTCTTTACGCTCCAGTTCAGCAATCCGCTTCTCTGCGGCTTCCAGCTCATCCAGCAGCGCCAGCACGGTGGCGGGGTTTACTGCAGCGATGAATACTGAATCAACCTTGAGGCAATGTTGCGCTACCGCTTTCACGCCAACCTTCACCTCATAGCCCCGCGCTCCTTTGTGTGGCTTGTAAGACTCCCAATCCCCCCATGATGCTGCGTTTGCCGCATTGGCTGCTTCACGTAATGCGCGTTTGTCGATGTTGCTCATTGGGCGGCCTCCTTGCGAATTTCATTCGCGAAATCAGCTACGTCATCGGCGCGCTGCCGATATTTCAGACGAGATGACTCGCTAATGCTAATTCCTGGGGCTGTTTCGTTTGCAATCGCATACCAAGCTTTCGCCAAACGCTCCAAACCCTGCGCCCGCACTTCAGCCAGGAAAGCGTCTGTCGCCGGGGTTTCTGGATTCCAATTGTTTTCCTCAAACCATGAGTCGAGCGGCTGCAAATCACCATTCAGGTGCCAGCCCGCAACCTCAAAACCCTGACCGCAAAGCTCTTGATGAATACTGCTTATCGCAGCCTTCAGCCCCGCATTCTCCGCAGCCAGCGCATTACTGCGAGATAGTTGCACATCCAGCTGTGTCGCCAGTTCGCGCACCAGCGCGGCAGACTCAGCGCAATGCAGCTCTTTCGCCAGCGCATGCCCGGCAGCTACGAGTTCTTTGGTTTTATTGGTCATGCCGCGTTCTCCTGATGAATGATTTCCAGATCCAGCTTTTGAGCCAGAGCATGTTCCGCCTTTGCGCCTGCTGAGCTCTGCCAGCCGGACAGCAGGAAAATGCCGTCAGCGCAGCGGAGCATCGCGAGACAAATATCCATGTACTCTGGCTGACTCAGGCCATCAGGAAGTGTCGCGGGGTTTAACACCACATGCCCTTCCGACGACAGGCGCATCGCCTCGAAATGGAACGCTGGACGGTTATATTTCGGAATGCCGGTCATTGGCCCAGCAATGTAAATTTTCATCAAAATTCCCTCTTCTTGTTGGGTCTGGCATCATTTGCGCGACGCTTCTGCTCAGCAGCAGACTGGTCGCAGTCGTAGATCGCACCGTTGCGCTGATCGCAATAAACAACACCGGTCGGGCCGTGACGGTTCAGGCGCAACAGCAATTCGGTAGCCGCCTGATCTGCGTTTTCGTCGTATGCGCCTTCGCGGTAGATGCCGATCCAGTAATCGCAATCCTGCTCAATCTGCCCGGTATCGCGGGAATCACTCGGCATCGGTCGTTTATTGGTGCGCTTCTCCAGTTCGCGGTTCAGCTGGGTAAGCAGCACCACGATGCAGTTCAGTTCCTTCGCCAGGTTCTTCAGCCCCTTCGTGATAATCCCGTAGGCCAGGTCGTTACGGTCGGCCTTGTCGGCGGTCATCAGGGTCAGGTAGTCCACCAGCACCATGCCGACAGCGCCGCGTTCGCGTTTGATGCGACGTGACTCCGCTACGATGTGCGCCAGCGTGATCCCGGGCGTATCGTCGACGTACAGATTTCCGGTCTGGGCCAGACGTCCACCAGCGGCAAAAGCCATTGCCACTTTCGCGTCGTCATACCGATCGGCATAAAACACGTCGGTATTCACGCGGCTGACCTGCCCGATCATGCGCTCCACGATCTGCTTATCCGGCATCTCAAGGCTGAACATCAGCGCGGGGAGCTGCTCAACCTCGGCACAGTTGACGGCCAGCTGGCTATACAGCGTGGTTTTACCCATCTTTGGACGTGCGCCGATCACCATCAGAGCGCCTTTAACCAGCCCTTTCGGTTGCAGCAGGTCATCCAGCGAGCCGATCCCCGTCGATAGCCCTCGCGTTGCGTCTGAGTCGCTCCACCGCGCTTCCACCTCGTCCACCCAGTCGCCCATCACTTCCGAAAACTCGCGGAGCCCTCGGCGGTTACCGGTTTTCGCGTAGTCAGCGATATCGGTGAACAGGGTCTGAATAGCGTCAAACTTTTGGCTGGTGGTCATCCCGTTGCGGGAATACAGCAGCTCGGTAGCGCTGGTCAGCTTGTCGATGCCGTAGCGCTCCATGGCTTTCTCGCGCACCAGCATGGCGTAGTGAACGATGTTTGCCGCGCTGGGAGTGTTTTTGGATATCTCGGCCATGTAAGCGAAGCCACCAGCCTGCTCGCCAAGCCCTTTAGATTCCAGCGACTCAATCAGGGTGATCAGGTCGATAGGCTTCTGATTGGCTACCAGCTCCCGCATCTCGGCGAAAATCACCTGGTGGGGGCGGATGTAGAACGATTCTGGTTTGAGCATCGACATGGCGG